CGCGTACATGCCGGTGCGCGTCAGGCCATCGACGCCGATCAGCGTGAGATCGGTCACGCCAATGGTGCCATCGGTGCCGCCGGTCAATGTGTAACTGGCGCTGATATTCGGCGCAGCGCTGGAAGTGCCAAGCGTGGCGACCACGATTTGCGACGGCCCGCGTATGCCGGATTGGCCGTAGTTGACCGCCTGCACTGCATTGGCCCAGAAGGTGGCGCCAGTGCCGGGAATGTTGTCGTACACTTCCGGCGTGTAACCGGCGCGTTGCACCGACAAGCGGAAGGTGTTGTTGGCGGTACCGGCCACGATATTTGCGGTGATGCTGTTGCCGACGATGCCGGAATACAGGCCAGTCAAGGTCATGCCGGTCACCGGCGTGCTGGCGACATCCTTCAGTGCGATGCTGGCTGCGACGTCGGTGCCGTCAGACACGCGCACCAGCACGAAATTCTGCACATTGTTTTGCACGCCGACCGCCACCGCCGTAGCCAGATCGCGGCCCCGGAAAGTCACATTGCCGATCGCCTGCTGCGCCTGCGCGTTGTTGCCGATGCCGAGGATAGGCGCATTCACCGGCCCCCAGGAACCGACGCCAACCAGGCCGAGGCCGTCAGTCGGCACGCCGTTGATATAGGCCACGCCGGGTGGCTGGATGATGACGTAGAGGTCGGGCGCTTGCAGCGCGGTGGTGTTGAGTTGTCCTGCTTGATAGACGGGCATTGCTAAGCCTCCGGGCAATAAAAAAGCCACCGTGTGGTGGCTGGAATGAAAGACCACCTTAACGGATGGTTGAAATTAAATGGACGGTGGATAAAATCAGATGACGTATCAACCAGCTCCGTCATTCCCGCGAAGGCGGGAATGACGGAGCGATGGTGTCGGTCTGCGTAAGAATCAAGCCACCGCAATCCGATTACAAGCCCCCGCATTCTCCCCCGCCAGCACTGCCTCGATTTCCGCCGCATCCGCAATATGCGCGCCCTTGCCGTATGTACCAAACGGATGGATGACGATCAGGTGAAAGCAGGGGGGTGCTACTGGTGCCGTTGTTGTATCGTTCTTTGCCATGTGATTCCTCAAATAGTGATTGTGAAGGTTGATCCCGCCGTCGGCGCGATGTCGGTGGCGAGGTTGCTGACGGTGTTGTCGGTTTCGGTTACGGTGCTCACGTACTCGACCTCGTAGCGCAAATCGCGGCGATAGATTCTTTGCTTGGCGAGATAATCAGTTTCCAGCGTGCCGCGATAAATCAGGCGCGCCAGGGTGTTGTCCGGCAGCGTGATGCGCGGCAGGCACTTGAGGTTGAGATCGACCGCCGGTACCATCAAGTCGCGGATCGCCGGGGTCGGGCACCATGCGCTGAGCATGAATAGTCGCGTCTGCCGCGCGATTTCCGACTGCATCGCCACCGGCACCGAGACCGTGGCCGCGATGTCGAACGCGCCGCTGATCGTGATCACCGCCGTGCTTGCTGTCGCTCCCGGTATCAATTCAGCCAATGCTGCCGCGACGGTTGCCGTGGTATCGCCAGCCCGCACGGCGTAGCTGACCGCCTTGTAGTTGACGCTGACGGTGGCCGCTTCACCGGCCTTGATGCCGCCGCCGACCGTGATCCGATTACCGGATATGGTCAAGCTCAGTTGCGCCGCAGGAACCGCCGTCAACGGCGCCATCTGCGCCAGGAAGCGCGTGGTGTTGGTTTCCGTCCCTTCGACCGGATACACGGTCAGCATGGCGTTACCGGCAGCCAGGATTGCATCGAGTTGCTTCGGCTCCGGCCAGCCGGATGCGGTGGTGATGGTGACGCCTGCCACGCTCGGCTGTGCGGTGCCGGCTGGATATAGCGCCGATGTTGCCAGTGTTGCGAGCGTGTTGGTGACATCTGACAAGTCGGCCATTAAGAATGCTCCTCGTTTGCCAGAATGCGCCAACCCAGATCAGTCAGCTCAGCGGTCTCGATCGCATAGTCGCGCCCGAGATCGTCTTGCAGGATGTCCGATTCGGCGATCACGATCGGTATCGACGACGGCAACAAGATCACGACACCGCTTTGCTTGACGCTGGACGGCAAAGTCGCGCCTTGTTCTGCCTTGCCGCCGATCAGGATCGAAGCCGGCCAGCCGGATACGAAGGAACCTTGTGCGCCGGACGTCCCCAGCACATCGGCTTCCTCGCTTTGCACCACGCCGGAATAACCGCTGTAGCCAGGGCCGTTCTCAACCGGCATGCGGCCGATGCGCACCAGGCGGTTGCACCGGACCGCCAGTATCGGCAAGGCCGGTTGCATCGATGCGATAAAGAAGGTATTGCCTTGATACACCAGATAGTCGCCGACCTGCGTTTGCGTGCCGTCGAACAAGCCGTACCACAGCGCCTTGCCGTATGTTTCCGGCTTTTGGTAGCGCATGTCCTCGACGTTAAAGCTGGCCGGAAGCGTAGTGATGATGTTACTCATCATGATCGGATTCAAGCTCGACGTCGGACGGTACAGCGAATACATCTGGCCGATGCGCTGTGCGGCTTGTGCGTAGCTGCCGTAGATTTTTTGCTGCAACAGAGCGGCGTCCATCAGACCACCAGGCAGCCGGCTTGGCTGCTGAAATTGGGCCCTTGCGGCACGCCGAGGAATTGACACAGGCGCACGCGCCACGAGTCGAACAAGCGATCGCGGTCGCGTTGCTCGTTCTTGTTATGCGTCCACACTGCGGCGACATCGGTATCCAGATTCGCGCCGCTGCCGGGGATTGCGGTTTCCAGTGTGGTGAGATTGGTCAGATAGGTATTGATGACGACATTGGCTTCATCGGTGCTGATGTTTTGCAGCTTGTATTCCAGCACCAGATATTGCTTCATCAGCCACGGCGCCGGAAACACGACTGCGCCGCTGCCGTACACCGGATAGCCGCAAAAGCGCCGGATGTCGACCAGTTGCGCGTCGGTGAAGGTGTAGGCGGCGAAGGTCATGATTTACTTAGGTCTTTCCAGAATAAATTGAACAGGCTATCGGGTGTTCACCTCTCGCCCGCAAGCGGGAGAGGGAACTGCTCCATCAACTACAACGACTCAATCATAATCGCCCGCTTATACGCGCTATTATTCGCCGTCGGAATCGTATTCGGATTCGCCGTCGTGTCGCTCGGCACCACGAAGCCGCCGATGTAGCTCCAGGTTTGCGTGACCACCTGTTTCAAGGCATCGAGCGGTTCGCGCGTCACGTGGGCGATGCCGTCGACAATCGTGATCGACTCATCTTTTTCCTCGCCGGACAATGCTTGCGCATACGCATCGGCGGTGAACTGCCCTTCCACCAACGCGCCCTGGCCGCACAGGATGGCGCGGCGCACCGTGCCGACGCCATTCAATGCCTGCACCGGATTGAGGTTGGTTTCCTGCAAGCGCACACCCAGCATTTCGGCGATGATGCCTTCGCGGTATTCCTTGGTCGTCACCTGGCCGCGGAAGAATTGCTGGAAGGCCGGATCGCTGTACAAGCCGGTCGCCTGGATCGGATCGACGTACAGGTTGTACATGCCGGACCCATTCGCAGTCGGCACGCCGTTGGCCGACATCGTGGCCTTGGCGTTCAAGATCATGTTCATCGTCAACTTGCCGAAGTTAATGTCGTTCGCAGAGGAGATCAATGCGGTGCTGGGCGCCATCACGTTGCCGCTGGTGGTGCTGGGGCGGATCACATAGGGCGCCACTGCCGACACCGTCGCATTGCCGGCGGTACCGTCAGCGACGGATACGTTGCTCGAAAACGTCAAGGCGCCGGACACGCCGCCCGGAGCAGTCGAGACGTTAGCGCCGTCGGCTGCAAAGCCGATCAGCGAATACACGTCATTGCCCACCGTCACATTGACCGGATTCCCTGCCGATACCGCCACCACCTGGCCGACGCTATTCAAGGTCGTCTGGAAGCCGCGAATATCGTCGACCGAGATTGTCGTAGCCGGGGCACCGAGCGTGAGACGCACGCGGGTATTGCCGCCCAGGTAGGTATTGAACAAGGCTTGCTGCGCCAAGGTATCGACCGAGCGGAAGGCTTGCTCGCCCAATGCATAGGCATTGCGCAAGAAGAAGTCGGCAATCGCCACGCGCTGCGTCACGATGTTCAACTGCATGTTGGCCGCATATTGCGCGATCTGCAAAACGTATTGCTCGCCCGCGTAATTTTGCGGCGTAAGGCCGCTGGTGATATCGCTGTTGGATGCAGGCGCCATCGCCGTGGTGATCGCAGGCAGCAAGCCGGTGCGCGTCTTGGTGATGGTTTCACCGATATTGGCGGTGAACGCCTCACGGTCCGCGATATCGCGAAACCCGAGCTTGGCCTTCAAGGGCAATTCGAATTGATGTTCCAGGTAACCGGCTTGAATCGCGCTTTGCAGCGCGGCGGGTAGGTTGTTAAATGCCATGTGGTGTGTCCTGTAAATTAAAAAGGGAAAGTTATTGGTTTTTCCCCTCGTCGTCTGGACTCACGGGGTGGTGCGGTATATAGTCCCTTCCCCCTGCAAGGGGGAAGGGACTCTTTTGGCGTTTTTTCGGCATGCAGGCATCGCCTAATAAAGCTTGATATTCAACCCCCGCGCCTTCGCATCGGCTGCCAACTCTTCAGGAGTCGCGTTCTTTGCATTGAAAGGCTTGGTGTCGATCTTTCCCGGAGGCGGTGCAATTTGCGAGGTGGTCGCTGCGCCGCCGAACAGATAAGGCTTGGCCAGCTTCAGCGCCTTCATCAACTCCGCCGCGCCGACCACGTCGCCATGGTCGTTCACGCTGACTTGCGACAGGTCCGCCAGCTTCAAGGCGTCCGCATCGACCAGCCCGGCCTTCATCGCTTCGGCTTTCAGCTCGGCGCGGATGATGCGGTCGTTGGCGGCCTGGCCGGCTGCAGCGATCCTGGTCTCCGCTGCCTGCTGCACTTCCAGTGCCTTGGCCTCGGCCGCCTGGGCCTTGGTTTCGGCTTCCTTCGCCTTGGTGCGATACGCCGCGCTTTCGCCGCGCAGTTCTTGCACGTATTCGAGCGAGAAGGATGTTTTGGTTTCGGTGGATGTTACGGGGGAGTTATCGTCAGGCATCTGGCCCTCCTTGAAAAATCGGCGTCTAGCCGGGGATATCGGTGCAAATGTTTGCCGCGAATGGCGGGGTTCCTCCCCTCGCCCGCTTGCGGGAGAGGGGCCGGGGGGGAGGGAGCGCGTCAAGAAAGAATGCCGTAACGTGCCTTGGCAAACACCCTCTCCCCTACCCCTCTCCCGCAAGCGGGAGAGGGAACTTCCTTATGTTGGTTGTGGTACCTTATTTCGCTCTGCCACATCCCCATCCGCCAACACCTTCTCCGCCGCCGGATCTTCAATATCGTATTCCGCGCTCAAAATCCTGATCGCCGTCGCCCGGCTCAACAAGCCAGCCTCGCACAAGGTGCGCAAGGTACTCGCGCGCAAACTCAAATCCTGCAACGTCGGCGCAAACCATGCCGGCCAGCGCAGCGATAAGCGCGCCGCCGCATCGAATTGCCCAACCGCCGTGCCATCCCTGAACTTCAGCGCGATCTTGTTGGAGGCGCGGGCTATCATCGCCATCAAGTCCAGGATCGCGCCTTCGCCATAGCTGACGCGCAAGCGGTCGGCCAGCCACACCAGCGCCTGGTTCAGCAATTCCAGCGCCCGGCCTGATTGCGCGGCGGACATTTTCTCGTTCGATGCGCGGTTGCCGTGCATCGCCTCCAGCGCCACTTCGCGCAAATGTGTGACATATGTCATCACCGCTGCCGTGCTGTCGCCGCTGATTTCCAATAGTTTGGCGTCGCCGTCCTGCCCGACCATGATCGCGTTGGCCGCTCCCTTGATCAGCGGGGCGCCGGCGCTGGCCTCGTTGCGGATCACCAGCGTCGGGTCGGACATGAATTTCAAACCGCGACCGGCCTGCGACAATTGATAATCAATCTCGATTTGCGTGTCGATCGCTTCATCCGGGAAGGTGCAATTGCCGTCGATGTCGCTGCCGCCCGGCAGATTCCTGACCCACACAATCGGCACGAAGCCGAGCTGGTGCTCGATGGTTTTGCTCGCATCGATGATTGGCGCAGCGGAAGCAATGGCGGCATCGTCAGCCACCTTCCATGG